TTTGAAGGAGTAACTTCCACATTTAAATTTGAAAAAGTAATTTCCACATGCCCCTACTATGGGTATGGAATTTAACTTTTCAATTGAGGCATTAAAAAATTTTACAAACTTTTGTGCAAAGGGAGGTTGACAAAGGAGGAAATATTACATATAATAGATTACAATTTAATAGCAGTGCCTCAGTTTCAACTTTTGCTGGCTGAGATCTACCTATTGGTTTGATTCGCGCGTGTACGACGATTATTTTGAGTTGTGTCCTGCGGGATACGACTCTTTTTTGTTGTTAAGTGAGGGCTGCAGAAAGGAGACTATATTTTTAGTAACTGCAAACTTTATAACATTATTGTTGGAGGTAAATATTTTATGAAAGAAGTAACAAACATTATTTTAGCAATTTTGGGACAGACCAAATTTGGAAAGTCAACTTTACTGGCACTGTTGTCCTGCATTTTTATGAGGTTCCTTAGAATCTTCTCGAAGTCTGATGGTCGTACAAAAACTCTTACAGAGTATTGGTATGACAAGAATAATAAGAATAAAGATATTTGGATTAGAAAGATCGACGTTCGTTGGAGCGAGTGCTTGGGTGGAAATAAAAACGAGGTTGAAGCATTCAACGCGAATCTGAAAAATAAACCTGCGCTGGTAAAAGGATTAGGATTACAGCCTTTGCAAACCGGAGATAATCCACGTAAGTATCTGGAAGAAAAGTTAGAAGAGCTGTTGAATCATCCGATTTCAGACGAGGAAATTGAAAAACTTTTATGTACGAAAGATCTGGATTCCTGTATCCGAAAGATTGTAGTACGTGTTCCGGCAAATGATATTCTGAAAGCATACATGGAGAAGCATGATGTTGAAATAGCTATACGTGATACAAAAGGATTGCTTGACTTCAGTGTGGATGATGAACTTAACAAGTCAGATGCTAATCTTACTGAGATTGGTTTGGATAAGATTGACGGAGCGATTTTTGGGTGTAGCGAAAGTTATCCTAATGTAATTCAGGAGATTTATGCAGATACATTACAAAACGTGTTTAAATCGGTACCCACATTCTTTATGGCTCGAGACCAGCGTATGTTTGCTTCATTTGGAAAGAAGGAGTCCTTTATAGCAGCGGAAGTAGATGACTATATTACAAGTATCCAGGATAAGAGCAATCCGGATTACGAAGATATGGACGATATGTTTTTTAATGATACAAATGAATTATTCGAGGATTTGGGAATTATGCATATGGAAAATGGAGAGTATGTCTTTTCAGAAGTATACTTTGGAAAAAATGAAACGACTTTCTTATTTCCTACATCAACAACTCTTAAAAAGTTCGGCTCAGGAAGAGTTACAGAGGAAGAGCTTACCAAAGCAAGCGATGTGAAGTTTTTGCAGATGGTTGTATCGATTTCGGTGCTAAGGATGGTTTCATTAATTACTGGTTTCCGTGAGAGTATTGATTGTCTTAAGCGAGATGGATATGCCGGAAAGTTTATGAATGATGCAGCACAGAAGACAAAAGGTGAATTGTTGGTAGATTTTGATAAGTATGATAATTCGCCTCAGAGCTATTCGGCACCTTTATATTGTAAGCCTCAGTTGCAGAGTGCTTCAAAGGCGAGCATTCTTACCAACATTGACAACAACCAAGCTGCAATTTTAGGCCCGAATGGTGGTATTACAACAAGGAATAATGGTAAATTGAAATTTTTTGCAGCAGCTGTAGTTGCTGTATCTGCCAGAAAATGGTTAGACAGAATTATTAGTGACGTTGAAGTGACTGAGGATATCTGTGATAGCACCGGAAAGCCGTTGTTCCCTGGATTATCTGGAAATTACCAGGCGCAGACGCAGCTTGTTAAAAGTGTATTGCGCAATTGCCTTTATAAGGAATATACAGATACACAGGCAACTTTACAGTATCACTTGTGTGTAGATAGATACAAAGCAGAATTTGGTATTGAGGAGAGACGTAAGGCTCCTACATTACAGAACGCTTTTGAACAGACTGTAGAAGTTATTGTTAACGATTTTTGCAAGTCTCTTCATTAATTACGATCAGAATGTTTGCGGAACAAAGTTAGTGGATTTGTCGGGGTGAGCTGATAAGAATTAGCTTATCAGCTCAGCCTATAGAAAGTGAGGGAATTGTTATGAATACAGAAAAAATCACACTTGATTTGGATGCAGAGGCAAAACGATTGGCAGAAATAATAGGTTTGTCAGAAGAAGTAACATATGCATATGTGATTACAGAAGATGAGTATTGTGATCAGATTGGATTAAATGTATACGGTGAAGAGGAACACAGCATGGATTGCAATTATATACTTGATGTTGAAGAAATGCTGAAATTCATCTCAGCTGAGACGGGTATTGAATTGGAAACATGTGAAATGATTGATGCTGCTGAAATGCAATATTATGAAGAACTTGGACTTGTTGGCTAGATATTACCGTGAAGGATGACGTTCAAACGGGAAAATTTATTTTGACGAGGGAGGTAATGAATGGTAAAAGAACGAGAAGCATTGTATATTGGCGATCATAAGGTGGGATATCGGGCCATCAAGAACAATGAACGAGGTGTTTTGTACAAGAAAAATGAAGAGGAGATTTTTCAGCCGTGTTCGACATTTATACAGGATATCCTTACCGGACCTTGCATTATTGTTAATCAAGGAAAAGAATAATTAAATATGTAGCAGATAAAACTTGGTATATCGAATGCGTGTATATCAGTAATAATCTAGTATAATCATTTACTTGAAGGTGCTGCCTATATAAGTGGTAAGCCGGAGTAAAAGTAGACAGATAATGTCTATTTTACTCCGGCTTATTTTTTTGCTTTGGAATTGGTTCGCAAAGTGCGCCTATAAAACTGATTTGATTTTTTCTTAACGGTTCATTACCTGAACCGTTTGAGGTTTATCTTTTAGATAACGAGGCAGAGAAAGGAGGGACAGGCTGATGACGGCAAACGAAAGACGTCAGGATATTATTGAGATTTTATCTGATAGACGTTTTGAAAAAATTGAAAATCTGATGTCAGAGTTTGGCGTAAGTCGTAGCACCATTAAGCGCGACATTGAAGTGCTCAGCCTGTCCTATCCAATCTACTCGGTTTCAGGAAATGGTGGAGGTATTCGTGTAGCTGACGGATGGTACTCAAACCGTAGATATTTGAAACCGGCGCAGGAAGAACTCCTGAACCGATTGAAATCTGGACTGCAGCCAGAGGATATGCAGGTGATGGAAAGCATTCTTGCAGCTTTCGCAAAACCAAAAGTAGGTTGAAAGGATGTTTTTATGAAGAAAGCATTTATATGTTCCCCATATAGAGGGAATGAAAAAAACAATGTAGAGCAGGCCTATAAGTATTGTAAGCAGGCGCTTGATGCAGGGTTCATTCCAATTGCTCCTCATACGATATTTCCTAATTTTTTGGATGATAGCGTGAAAGAGGAGAGAGAACTCGGTATTGAGATGGGTGTAGATCTTATGAAGCTCTGTTCGGAGGTGTGGGTATTTGGAACACCAACAGAAGGTATGAAGCTAGAAATTGCAAAGGCAGAAGAACTTGGTATTACATTGAAGTTCCATGACCAGAAAGGATTGGTGGGTTATGACAATAATTGATGCTATTAATGATACAGCTAAGGCGCTTACTAATTTATCCAATGTGTTGGTAGCTNTTGCAGAACAGACAGAAGGTATTCCAGCCAAGGAAGCAGTAAACATTCCTGCAAAGAAGGAAGAAAAAAAGACTGAACCTAAAGAGGAAACCACAGTAACTATTGAACAGGTGAGAGCTGTTTTGGCTGAGAAGTCTCAAGCGGGATTAACTGCCGAGGTTAAGTCGTTACTGAAGTCCTTTGGTGCTAACAAATTATCAGCGGTTAAAGCCGAAGATTATGCAGCGGTATTAGCTGCAGCAAAAGATATTTAGGGGGACTACGAGATGGAGGAATTTATCAGAGGCGACATTATTTTTGTAGAAAATCCTATCCAAGAGAAACATGGCCACGTGACAGCAGAGAACCATCCTGTGGTGATAGTGCAGAATCAGGCAGGCAATACCTTCTCAGATAATTTGATTATTGCGTACTTGACGTCGCAGCTTAAGAGATTGGAAATGCCTACACACGTAGTGCTTCAGTGGTATCCAGGTTTGAAAAAAACTCAGTTGTTCAGACAGAACAGTTTGCGACGATTTCAAAAGAGGATGTGATTTCTGGTACGAAGGAAGAGGAAGCCTTCTTTGTTGGTGACGGTACTGGTAAGCCTATCGGAATCTTTAACAAGACCGGTGGTGCAGAGACTGGTGTTACTGCTGCAACAACTGGAATCACCTTTGATGATGTGATGGATTTGTATTACAGCTTAAGAGCACCATACCGTAATAAGGCAACTTGGATCCTTAACGATTCTACTGTTAAGGCAATTCGTAAGCTCAAGGATGGTAACGGAAATTATATCTGGCAGCCTTCTGTAAGAGAGGGAGAGCCTGATAGAATCTTAAACCGCCCTTATAGAACATCCATCTATGTTCCTGAGCTTGCTGCCGGTAGCAGGGTAATGGCCTTTGGTGATTTCTCTTATTACTGGATTGCTGATCGTCAGGGTAGAAGTTTCAAGAGACTCAATGAGCTCTATGCTACAACCGGACAGGTTGGCTTCCTTGCATCTGAGCGCGTGGATGGTAAGTTAATCCTTCCGGAAGCAGTAAAGACTCTTGATATCAAGGCAAAGACAACCACTTAGGAGGGATAAGTAATGCAGGTAACGCTTGAAAAAGCTAAGAATTATTTGAGGGTTGATTCTTCAGATGATGATGCATTGATTAAGAGCCTCATCACAACTGCGGAGACACTGGTGAAGGAAACCAGTCGCATGAGTGATGAGGAGCTTGCTCCTTATAAAGAGGTAGTTGAAATAGCGGAGCTTTTCACTATTGCGTACCTGTATGAACACAGGGAAGAGGCAGATTACAAGAACCTAACGGAAACGGTGAAGTATCTGCTTTTTCCAATTCGTAAGGAGGTCTTTTAGTGATAGAAACAATGCGGGAAAGAATCACCATCCAGAAGAGTAGAACCGGTAATGACAAGAATGGGAACCATACCTTACTTTGGGAGGATTACTTTTCTTGTTATGCTTACGTGAATAACCTATCCGGAAATGAATACTGGGCTGCAGCGCAAGTAAATGCTCAGGCGGATTTGTATTTTGTGGTCCGCTACTGCAGTGAGATTAAGGAAATGGATAGTGAGCATTGCCGTATTATCTTTCGGGATCAGATTTACAATATTTCATTTGTCGATAACGTGCAGTATCAGAATAAGACTGTAAAACTGCGTGCGAGCTTGGTAAAGAGGTGAGGACATGGCAAGAACAGTATCAGTTGACCGACTTGCTGAGACCATTATGTCTGGACTAACGGAATACGCGGATGCCAGCACTGATCTAGTGAAGAAAAGTGTACAGGAAGTTAGTAAGGATGTGAAAAAAGAAATATCTGCTAATGCGCCTAAGCGTACAGGTGCCTATAAAAAGAGTTGGGCTGCGAAGAAAACAAAAGAGACCAGTAATTCTTTGGTGATGACGGTTCACTCAAAGAATAGATATCAGCTAGCACATCTTTTGGAACATGGACATGCAAAACGCGGTGGTGGTAGAGTTGCCGCAATTCCTCATATTGAGCCAGCAGAGGCAAATGGGATAGAAGCATTAAAGAGTAAAATCGAAAGGGGGCTTAATAAGTGACACACCAAGAAGTAATTAAGTTGATGGAAAGTATTGGACTTCCTTGTGCTTATGACCACTTTGTGGAGGGAGAGTCACCGGATCCACCTTTCCTTGTTTATTTATATCCTCGTAGCGATAACTTTGCTGCGGACGGCATGGTTTACTTCAAAGTAAATCGATTGAATATAGAGCTTTACACAGACCTTAAGGATGTGGAGCTGGAAGAAACTGTAGAAGCTGTGCTGGATAAGTATGGCATTTTTTATGAAAAAAGCGAAGTATTGATTGAATCAGAAAATCTGTATGAGGTGCTTTATCAAATGGAGGTATAGAAATGGCAGGAAAGAATAAAGTCAAATTTAATATTTGTAACGTTCATTACGCACCGATTACAAAGGCTGAGGATGGAAGCGTTACATTTGATACACCGGTA